AATACTATCCGTATAGGTATAGCAATCCTGTGCCCACTGTTTGAACTCGGGATGTTCAGATTCCAGTTTGCGGACTTCTGCCATAGACCTAGCAGCTGTAATATCTCTGCCCATGAAGTTCCGATTCGCAGCTACGCCATAACGAGCTTGCATCGTCATGCCATCAATATTACGCTGATGTCCCATATAGGAATAGAAATCAGAAGTCAATCCAGAACTTTCTACTTCGTCAACAATATCATTCAAGGAACGAGAACCGTTGACACCGTTGCCCATGATATGCTGAGCGATAGAAGAAGCGTTTCTGATATGATGCCAGTAGGCTTCCAGATTCCGACTGCCGATTTTTCTATCAATTTTTTCAAAGACATAGCCATTGTCCAAAAGGTACTCGTCAGTGACTTTCTTGATAGACATACTGTTGTCCATCAGATCCTCTCTGCGCTGGGGAGAAGGATCAGAAGCGGATTCCTCAACCTCGATAGTCATAGTCCCCGGCTCAACGGTAGTCTTAGTATCTTCAGTAACCATCTCAGAAACAGGAGCGGTAAAGCTAGGAGCAACTTCAGCACCATTCAGAGCCACAGTCCAATAGGTACGCAGTGCCCGGTCAACCATCGTATCAATCAGAGGATTGAAGTCATAACCCTTAGAAGTGATACTCTGCATCGGAGCGTTTTCTTCGACTGTGCCAATGAAGTCTCCCAGTTCATCTACATCTGCATCAGCACTGGTATTCGCATTGATAAAGTCCAGCAAAGTAGCGGAAATCTGTTTATCGCCCCATCTGGAACGACTGATAGGTGCGTAATGGGGATAACGTTCACTCAGCATATCAGCGAACTCTTGCGTAATCACGCCACCCTGTACCTGCATATCCAGAAGATGCTTGTTGAAGGCATACACATCCTCAAGCACTTTCTTGAACTCTGGATGTTCTGCTTCGATTCTGTCAACTTCCTTCTGAGACATTTCCGCAGTTACTTCTTCCCCGAAAACGTATTTGTTATCAATATCAAAACGTTCTTTCAGAGTCGATCTGTCAACGTTCAGAAGGTGATAGACATATTTCTCAAAATCCTCCAGATTACCATCAACGCTAATCTGACCGAAAATCTCAGTAATGGATTTTACACCGTCAGCACCATTAGAAATCAAGTTCTGTGCCTGCTCCGTAGCCTTAACGATAGCATCATACTTTGCCCGGTTTTCACCATTGTCTTCTTCAAACATATTGTCAAAGTCAATCAACTTATCCCGGTAATGTTTCTGCGCTTTCTCAGCAGTGGTCAAAGGCTTCTTGGTTTCCACCTTCGGCTTCTGTGCCTGTTCCATGGCTTCGATCTTCTTGTTGACCTCAGACCATATAGCAGAAAGTTCTTTGAACTTATCACCGAAGTCTTCAGCAGCTACCAAAGAATGAAGCGTATCTTCCAGGGACTGCCGTTTTGAGTCCAATGCTTCCAGAGTAATTGGTTCATCTACTGCATCAACCACAGAAGACTCAGCAAAAGGTGCAACGTTTTCCGTTTCGGAAACAGTTGCATTTTCTGCAACAGTTAGTTCGTCAATCTTAATTCTGTCTTCGTTCCGATAAATAACAAACTGCTGATTATCGGCATCTTCATCAAAGGAAATACCGTCAAAACCATTTGCCGTGATAAACGAAGAAAAGTCATCCGTACTGAGACTCTTAAGAGCATCGTACAGCTGACTTCCAGTTAAATCGCCTATTACATTTTCCCAATTGGCAAAGTCGGTATATTCAATGACCGCTTTACCAGTCTTATGATCCGCAGACTTTATTACAGGCCTATTGGCATCGTACATACCATCCTGTTCTTTCCAAACCGTTTGCTGCTGTTTGAAAAATGCTTCAGCACTCTTGAAATCTTCAAAAACTTGCTCTGATCTGAAATTCCTCAAAACAGAGTTGCGGTACTGAGTATCAGTATCACGCAGTCCAGAAACAAGAGATTCCTTCATTTCGGGAGTGATTGTGTCGTTCAGATTGAAGATATTCAAATCATCGACACTGGTCTGGTATACTCTGCCGTTTTCTCCGGCATAGTTCTTTGCGGTGCTTTCGTTTGTGGTAAGGTAAATGCCATGACCATATCTGTCACCAGTCTGTCTAGTACCAGCACCGACTTTGAACTGCTTGATATCCGTATTAGGAGAACCAGTGTAAAGAACTCGCTTCGGTTTTTCTTCAGTGGTGGTTTCCTTTTCGGAAATAACCACTTCCGACTGTTCATCAACAGAATCAACAAGCTTTTCAACAATTTGCTCTGCTCCAACAGTGACCTCATTTTCAACGACAGGCTGTTCAATTTCATTCAGCTTGTTTCCATTGTGTTCTTTAATAGCGTTAAAGCCACCGGAAACACCGCCAAGCACAGCACCGCCAATGAAGGACTCAAGGTATTCGTCAAACGCTTCCTCACTGAACAGTAGATCCTTGAGATTTTCCTCTTTGTAAAGAGAAGAACCTAAATTGCTGACGATCTGAGAGAATACTTCTTCAGCACCCTCACCAGCCATGTCCATGCCCAGTTTTGCAAGTGTCCTACCAACCTTATTGGAAATACCACTAGAAATTCTCTTCACCAAAGCAGCGTCCAGCGTTTTTCCACCGAAGCTGATACCACCAGATAACTTTTCAGAAAGAATTTCAGCACCAGCACTGATAGTTGCGCTTGCACCAGCTTCTTCATAAGTAGCACCTTGGTTCATGGCGTTTTCTGCTTCACTACCGAAGCTAGTTACACCAGTAGTTGCCCACCAAGGAAGACCTGCAGCAGACAGACCAGCAGTGGCTAAAAGCTGACCGCCAGACTGGATAAGTGCATCAGACTTCTCACCAAAGACGGAATGAGATTCAGAATCAATGCCAATCTTCCGGGCAGGATCAGAAATCAGCGTTCTTGCAACTTTTTCTTCATTATAAAGATCCTTTGCAATGAACTTTCCTAAATCCTTTTTGGACTGTTCAACCATTTCCTTGTGGACTTTCTCAGTTTCTAAGTTAAAGCCACCGTTCTGATAGAACTGAGCGTTTTCAGCAAAAGGAGCGATATACGCCAAAGCATCGACCGTCTTTTCGCCCATACCGATAATGCCAGCACCCAAGTTTTCCAGGGCATCCGTAGTCGTGCCGAGAATGGTTCTGCTGATATCACCGAAATCGTAACCATCTTCGAACAAACCCTTCTGGAACCACTTACGTTCCTCTTCCTCGTCCTTCTTCTTACCAACGGTGGATCGACCGGTAACACGAGAATGAACGCTAGAACCACCACCACGACTTGATACAAGAGGAGCGGAAATGCCTTTGCGGACATTGGCTTTGTTCTGCATATAAGACTGACCGCCAAAAGAACCACCGCCGCCACCATGAGCAACAGGCTTACTTCCAGAACCGTTACTCTTTGAAGAAACTTGAGCTGCGACTCTTTCACTTTTCAGTTTATTGTATTCATCCAAAAAACCCATATAGGCATCCACCTCCTTTACTTGAACCAACTTTTAATGGTATTAACAACCTTAGAAACAACACCACCGCTAGATTTAGAACCACCAGAGGATGCAATAGGTTTAGCACCAGAAGCTGCACCGGAATTATAACTAAAGACAGGATTGCCACTGCTACTTGTAGACTCCTTAACCGCTCCAGAGGCAACCTGGCTATTAAGATTACTTGCACTAATCGGACCTTGTCCTAATGCAAGAATACTGTCTCTTGTTTCAGCAGGTAACTTGCTAGAACTGGAAGAACTAGAAGAGGACTTAGTAGATTGATAACCACCGCCAGAACTGCCACCAGAATAGCCGGAATAACCGCCACCGCCCGAGTAACCACCACCTCCTCTCGAATAGCGGTTAAAATTTGCGTCAAACTGTCTCTTCTCTTCAGCAAGAGACTCATTGAACTGTCTGATCTGTTCTGCCAGTGCGTTCTCAGTATTGATCTGCTTAAGAACATCCTGGTAACGGTTGTAATAGCTGTCCTCAATCTGGAGTTTCTTATCTGCCTTATCCAGCAGAAGCTGATTCTTGTACTGGAAGCCAGCCAGACTCAGTTCCAAACGTTTTGCAAGTGCTTCCTTCGCAATCTCAGCCAGGGCAGAGTTGTTCTGAAGTCTTGCCTGGGTAATGGAATTGTTATAGTCCGTTACCGCACGATTGAAAGACTCCAGCGCAGTAGAAACACGTTGCTGATAGGTGTTATACATACTGACCTGCATAGACTCGCTATAGCCAGTATTCTGCATACCCTTGTCCGCAATCTGTTCAGCACGGACACCATGCTGTTTACTCTGAGTCTGCCAATCGACATAAGCACCGGACTGTTCCTTGGTGTAGTCCTTCTTGGCATCCGCTTTCTGCTGTTCAATCTGCTGAATAGCAAAATCCGTCTGCTGATTCTGGATCTCAGTCTGCTTCTTCTCCCAGTCGTTGGTAGCATTGATCTGATCCTGGTAGTGCTTGTCGGTCTGAGCAAGCATATCATTGTATGTTTTCTCATGTTCCGTCAGAGCAGCTTTCTTTTCGGACTCTACCTTTTTAAATTTCTCGTCATCGTAATTGATGTCGTATTCAGTAGACATTTATATCCCTCCTCACCGCTTGATGTAACCGCCGACAAACGCTTCGATTGTGGCAGTCTCAAGGCTGAATCTGGTCTTTGAGTGGAATTTTAACTGCAAGCCCTTGAACTTCTTGCGCTTGATCCGGCACACGAAATAATCCGTGACACCCTTGTAATCACCGACAAGTTCAAAGTCTGTGTTTTCGGTTTTGGCATAGACAGAAACATCACCAGTTGCTTCTACAACACAGCCACGCTTATTCGTGGTTTTCTGTCTGTGCGGATACTTGAATTTATCCAGTGCAGTCACCCAGTAGCTTTCACCGTCACTGATATTCTCATTGAACAGATACACACCTCTGTCAGTGCCGATATACAGCAGACCGTTATCGACTCTGGTACAGTTGACCTTCTTACCGATGTCCCAGTAGAACCAGTCATATTCTGTGTGACCGTTATTTGCAAACGTAGCCCGACTATCAGCCAGATAAGCGTGATTGCCAATAAAAGCAATCAGATAGCCCTTCCACTCTGCCAGAACCATATCCTTGTACAGTTCTTCGGCCGTCATCTTTCTGTCAACCATCGTACTTCTGTGACCAAGCACCTGCTCCGTAGTCACATCACCGCTGATACCTTCCATTCCTCTGTCGGAGAAGAACACGATGTCATCGTTGAAGTTGATAGCCTTGCCAATACAGCCTGTGGTGACATTGGAGTGCGTAGAAGGATAGATTTTGCCGTAGTCCGAGTCAATTGTAGGGGTATGGTAAAAGACCGTTGTATTCGCTTGAGAAGGCTCACGGAATACCCACAGTGCGTTATTGCCAGCTACCATGCCCTTAACGGCAGCGTTGTCCAGACCTTCGTTGTAGTAGTCCAGGTCACTGCAATAGGAAGGATCGTCCAGACTGCAGTGGTAAACCATGTTCGGATAGTCGGGATTGCCAGAAAAAAACACTCTGTTATCAAAGACCTGTAACAGAGTGCATTTCTTAATTCTGTCCGCATAACCGACCACGGTTTTACGGAATTTGATTTTTACGTTGTCCTGTCCGTCAGTTTTAGGAACAGAAGGTGCATTGGAAAAGACAACCTTACCTTCATCGTAGTGGATGATATAATCAGAAGTTTCCACACCGTTTACAGTAACCGTAGGCAGGACAGCGTCCAGATTTTTAGCATCGAGGAAATACTCGGTGCTTGTCCCATCTGCAAGGAAAGTATTGATTCGCCAGCCAGTCAGATAGTTCACATCTTCGTAGATCGTTCCACCACCGGAAGGCTTTCTGGCAATAGATGTGGTAGGCACGAAACCTTCCACATCCTTGATGGTAGTACCGTCATAACAAAGATAGTTTTTACCATCCTTGAAGTACCAGACGTTCTCATAAATGAAGCTGTCACTAGGAGCAGCTTTCAGACCGGAATAAAGCACAGTAGAAGCCCCATTAACGACTCTGTACAGCTTAGTTCCGCTATGGACAAGCATCTTGCCGTTAAAGAAAAAAATGCCGTACACAGGCTCTGAGAACTCCGTGTTTAATTCAATACCAGGTCTGGTTCTGATACTGTCAGTCTCTTTATAGTCTTTCCAGACATTCAGACTGTCGGGGCTTCTTACAAGGTTGATTTCTTCACCACGGAAGTCAACACCACGGAAGCCACCGTAGACTCTGGAAATGATATCACCTGCATCTGCCATCAGACCTCAAGCCCCCCATCAATGAACATAGTCGGTAAGTGGTATCTGTGGTCAAGTCTCTGCAGCATCTCGTTGTATCTGTCTGCATAGATGGAGCCATAGTTCGTAGAGACATCGGACTTCAGAAGATCACAGGCCACGCCAAACGGCATAATCTCCAGGGCATCGCTACTCAATTCAAATTCGTAAGCACTGTCCTTCGTCTTCTCAGTGATACGCTCGGGATAAACGAAGCAGGAGATCTCAGCAGTGCCAGTCTCCAGCATCTTCATAATAGTGCCGTTTGCTTTCGGGACATAACGAACACCGGAAATAATGTCAATCTGATAGATTTCGTAACCGCACTTTTTCTCGATGTCCTCAAATTCCAGAAGGTCACCTGCGTTAACAGGCATCTCTACATACTTGGGAATCTTCTTGAATCGTGCCAGTTCAAAGAGGATCTGATTGATAACCTCGTTAATCTTCATTTGGATATCCGGGTCATCGGTAAGGAACTCACTCAGAGGATTCAGTTCCTCAATCAGACCCAGGACTTTCTTTTTCATTTCCTGTAAGGTCATTTAATCAGCCCCCTTACCTTTCTAAGTTAATTTCATTTACATACAAATGAGCATAAGCATTATTACCTTGGTTGGGCATCATACCAACACCAACATAATGCTCTCCAGTTAAATGGCTTATATCAAGAGTAACTTCTGTTGTAGCTGTAGAAATGCTATTTTCCGCAATTATAGATAACGGAGAAGAATCAGAAACAAATATTTTCTTGCCATTTAGAGAGTTATCTCGGCAACTATATTTCACACGAAGTGTACGGTAATGAGTTAAATCTATTTTTTTGGAAGTGTGAACAACAGAATATGTGGTCACACCCAGATAATCATTTGTATCTATAGTAAGATAAATATTTCCAGAACCTTTAGTTACAGCACCCCTTCCTGTTGTATAAGTTACGAAGCCACCAGTAATATCTTCATGCTCATCGCCATTGCTATACAACACAAGGCCAGCAACACATTTAGCCCAATCACCGCCTTGACAAACCATAGCGGATACATCCACCCATGCACCGCTGATATACTGCTGTGCATATATAGGGTAGACGTTGATGGTGTTCTTTTTCAGTGTGTTGAAAACAGCAATGGAATTGAATCCCATAGCAAACCACACCATACCCTCGACAGGTTCAGAAGGTACATCAAAGGAAAAACTCCAGCTTGTGATCTTGTTTTTCGTTACAACGCCAACAATGTTCTCTTTGGGAGTAGCAGCTTTCAGATCCTCTTCTGTATCATAGGCAACCACCTTGAAATTCAATGGGCTTCCACCTACGCCATGCTTGAATCCCTTTGCCATCAGCGGTTCACCTCCATCTGGATAGTCAGAGCAATTTCCGGCTTTTCCTCAAAGCAAGTGAAGGTAACGCTGCCATTCGCAGTATCCAGATCATCCACGAGCATGAAGGCTTCTTTCTCAGAAATGTTGTATTCCAGAATAGTGATGGGTTTCTTCTCTTCGCCTTCAGTCTCTTCACCTTCAGTATTTTCAACTTCGGGATCATCGCCTTCGGGTTCATCGCCTTCGGGTTCTTCCTCTGTAGTGGGAACTTCAGAAGAATAAACCAGACTCCAGTGGGGAGTGTCCGTTTCCAGAATACCTTCCAGGGTAACAGTCTGCTTAAAAGGTGCAGTCTCACCAGTCCAACCGTCAGCAGTAAGCGTTACGGTAAAAGGAACGTGCTTGCTGTCAGTGTATTCTTTGCTCTCAGTCAAGGCTTCACCAGAAACAGTATCGGTATACTCTTTGCTATCCTTGAGAACGTTCGCATCAGCATTATCCGTATACTCTCTGTTTTCAATGAATCTGTTCTCAACTGCTTCATGTTCTTCCTCGAGGGCATCCATGCAAGACTTCTTGGCATTCTCAATGGCTAAACCCTGTGCGATGGAAACAGGCTTGTTTTCATCAGAGGTATTGTCTACCTCAGAAAGACCGACTTGCTTCTTGGTTACCTCGTGCGGATTCTCTTTGGAATCAGCATGGCTTTTCAGAGCCTCGTTTACTCTTGCAATCGCTTCGCCAACAGACTTTGACTCAGCTGCAGTACCCTCCACAGAGAGAGTCTTATCCAGAGAATAAGGGTGGGAACGTGCAATCTTCCCACGCAATGTATATTTCATATTTTCACTCCTCTCGAAGAGAAAGCCCCACCCGGAAAGGGTAGGGCTTTTGTTTAGATGCAGAAACACGGTTTATCGGAGGCTGTATCTAGCTCTTTTTCTCTATTTAAATAAAACATTACTAAATACATCCTTTTGTTTAGTTATGTTAATTTCATAGCTATGATATATATCAATCCGTTGTAGTGCTTAATTCTGCCGATTGTAAAACCTGTTTCGTCACATCCACAAATTGGGGCAGTTGCAACGTTTTGGCTAACATCACAGTCAATACTGTCAGCAGTTCCGGCATAACTAAGTCCCGTTGAACTTCTCGTAAATATAAGTACGTTTGTTCCGGATATACCGTATTTTTCAGCCATTTGGCTAGTTATTCCAAATCTCACTACACCTACACTGGCGGTTGATTGAGTGCTAGTAGGATAAAGTAATAAAAAGTCGGGCTTAAAACCAAAGTCAATATTTACCTTAGTGTTATATGTTCCCGTTATGGTTGCGTAGCCTTTATACACTAATACACCATCATTGCCCCCACCACTGGACATGACATCAACAATGACTTTACCCAGACCGTCAAAACCTTCATCGGCTACGACCTCACCGTTTTCCGTCACAGTTTTGTCCTGCAACAGAATTTTGCTCGTTGCTTCCGTGTAGATACCAACGGTGTGGGCATCCTTATTGTCAAAGGAGAAAATCTGAGACAGATTATCGTCAACACCATATGCGATTAGGAACGGTTCACCGTTTCCCGGAAGCCCCATAGAAGATGCGTTACCAACGGCGATGAAGGTAATACCCATGAAGGGGAAAGAAAAGGATTCACACTCGTAACCCACGCCGTCCCAGTTTACCCGATAGCTTTTACCTTCTTCCAAAACAAACTCAGCGGGAGAAACGAAACCGGGAGTATACGCACCAAGGGAGGAATCCAGAGCGAAACCGCTGACCTTCTTCTTTTTGAATACAACCACTTCACCGGGTTCCAGATCGTCAACAGCCAACGCACCATAGACCTTTGCACCAGTAGAAAGAACGATGGTCTTACCTTCCAGAACATCTTCAGCGGTTGCAGTAACCTCAGAAACATCGTGCAAAGATTCGTCCATCGGTTCAACGGTGACTTTGGACAGAACCTTACCGTTGCTGGGAACAATCGTCTGCTGTTCCTTAGTCGGAGTGACTGTCTTTTCCTCCGGGTCAATAAATACGTGTCCTCCAGCATAATATCCCGGCTCAACCTCTACGCTGTTAAGGTCGGGTGTCAACTGGATAGTGGGAGAACCGCAGTTTACTATCGTTCCTTCTTTTTCAGCACCAGAAGAATCAACGAACGTTTTGCCCTGTAAGACATCATTCTCTGTAGCAGTAACGTCGGAAACATCTTGATACTTGTCGGGAATTGGTTCGACTACCACATGATCCAGATAAGCCATATCCGCGCCACCACTATCGTAGACAGTTTGTCTCTCTTTCGTGGGCGTTACTGTTTTCTTAATACTATATACCGATATGCTGCCTTCACCGTTGTGGTATCCTTCCGGGATTGGAACAGCAGATTTACTTGCGCTCAATGTCGCAGAAAACGCACCTCTGTTCGGCATACTGCCATCAACCGCATTACCGTCAGCATCCACGAAAACTTTACCTTTCAGTACATCATCAGCAGTAGCCGTAACACCGGAAACATCTGAACCAGTTTCGATACCACTGATCTTTTCCGGGAAATCTGCTGGCTTCATCTTCTCCGCATCTCCGGTCTTTTCACGGATAGCAGATGCAATATCACCGAACAGTTCACCTAATACATTTGCCATCAGTAATCACCTTCCAATGCAGAATTGATATATTCATCAACAAAGGTTTTTACGGAAGATTCCTCAATGTTGACCGCTGTCCACACACCGTTTTTCACTTGCATGATCTTGCCGTTGTCACCTTCTGCAATTTCCGGGATAGGGATAGGGATGGTAACTTCACCGTTTTCATTCGGCTTGTTGCCGTTCACAGAGGTTACAGGCTTCAGCTTTTCCCGGATGGTGCTGGGGCTTAACGGTGTACCAACAGTTACACCAATAATCTTACTCATACAACCACCTCCGTGATCGTTACCTGCACAGTATAGTCATTCGTAGGCTTCTGACCGATGGCATACACCGTAACCACACCGTTCTCGTTCTCCGTTACGAAGGTCACATCCTTCTCATAGAAGACCACCAGCTGTTCCACATCGGGAGTCAGATCCACCTGGCTGTTTTCCGTGACACCTTCGATAGAAACCACCTGGGAGTGCAGATTGCCGTTGCTCACCCACTTATCAGCCAGCAATTCAACCACGCCGATAGCAGCAGAAGAAACATTGTGTCTCGCAAAGTAATCTTCTACAGCCTGGGAAACCTGTTCGTCAGAGGGAGGATCACCCCTTAAGGATTCCAGCCATTCTTCGACTGTACCCTTAAAGCCGTTCTTCACTGCGACACCATAGGCATCAATGCAAAGGACAGACAGACGGTCAATTCTGCCCATTGCGTTAAATACAGATCCGTTAGGATTCATTTTGTTACTCCTTTCCCGGAATCAGTTCTCAATCTTCACGGTATAAAGGACTTCCGGTAAAGTAAGATCCTCGTCCGTTACGTTGTAGAGATTAACTTCCACATACTGACTGCTGTTATATCTGCCAGTGCAGATAATACGTCTGTCGAATCCAACTCCGGGATTAGCAACAACGCAAGCAGTCTGCGGAATTGCTCTGGGAGTTTCGATATAAAAGGTTGCCCTGGACTGTGCCGGAACAGTTCTTGCTTCATCTCTATATCTCAGCTTCATCAAAGGGGAGATATAGAAATTATTGGATGTAGCGACATCCTCCACAACGCCATTAACAGAAGCACCAGCTTCAATATAGTCAATGATGTTATGTTCGCTGTTGTTTTCCAGAATCATATTATCAACAACACTGGAAGCAAAAACTCTGACGAAAGGCGTGGTGATCTCGTCAGCAATGTTATTGGAGATAACCAGCATATCGACAGTAGGATTATTCAGCAAGATAGGCAGGACGTTGGACTTAATATTATTACCCAGAAGACTCAGATTCTTAATGCTGCCCTTCATAGCAATAGCAGCCCTGTAGTCACTCGCAAGAGTACAGTTGATTTCAAGGATATTGTCATCCACTATAACGTTTCTTACGTTCTCCAAGTGAATCAGAGACATACCAGAAGGACTGTCGAATCGACCAAAACCCTTTACGATGTTGTTGGAAATGCAAACGCCGTCATAGACATTTGCTTTGTTGCCAAGCAACAGGATACCGTTATTCAGTGCAGAACCAGACCACTTATTTTCCTCTGTACCAATCAGTTCATTACCCCTAACAATGATATTCTCAAAAGGATAATCTTCAGATGTCACTGTCGTAAGGTCAATGCCGTTTCTTACGTTGGACACATGATTGTCAGAAATAATAATGTCAGAAGATCTGTGACACATAATACCGTCCCACATAGGATTGTTCTCCAGACGGTTATTGCTGACAATGGAGTGCTGCTGAGTGTGACTGGTTGTATCTGTTGCCTGGAACAGATAGGTAGGATAACCTTCCGCAGAATTGTTCACAACAACATCATGGATATAGTTATTGGAACAAGTGAAATGGCAAGCAGACAAGCAAACGCAAATATGACTTGCATCAGAAACATCGTTATCCACGACATTAACATTGGTAGATTCAAAAATGAAAACACCGCAGAAAGAACCCTTGATATTGCAGCGTTCGACCCGGATATTCTTAGAACCGTCAATGCTGATGATGCCATCAGTCAGCAGATAACCCCTGGCATCCGGCTCAGTTTCACTCATTTCATGAGTAGCGGAAACATCCACCGTAGATACCAAATTCATGTTTTTGAAAGTAACGTTATCCAAGCCAGAACCTCTGAAGATAACAGGTAGCTCAGAAGTGATCGTACCGCCATTGCCGTTAATAATCAGATTGGAACGCAGATTCAGTACATTCGTTACTTTGTAAGAGCCGATAGGGAAAACAACATGGTAACCAGAATCGATGGCACTCTGAATAGCTTCAGTGTCATCTGCTTTACCATCGCCTATTGCACCGTACATCTGCGGTGTTACTTGAAGAGCAGAAACAGCATCCCTTGTTTTCTCATAGACCCCGATCAACTGGGCAACTGCTCTGGCAATGGCACTATTCGCCACAGGACGAGGAGACAGCATATCCAGTTCTTTATCCACTACCGGGAAGTCTTCTTCCTTCGGCTCATAGTTATCGTCAATCTCTTCAGACTCCGGGAACAGTCTGAAGATCTTAGCACCATCCTCGTCATAGCCAATAATGGTCTGTGGCATGGTATCGGGATTCAGAACAACTTCGTACCAGTAGTCCTTGTGCTTGCTGATAATATCGCCGATCTTGGTATCTTCTTCTTCCAGGTAGATAAATACTTCTTCGCAAACCTCGGTAACAGGAAAGTCCTTCTGAAGTACACAGACTTCAGCATCCTTCTTACCGTAGATAGCCATTCGAACAATATCACCAGGTTGGAACTTGTAGAGATATTCGTAATCCAATGCAGAGACAGTAAAGAATACAATATCTCCTCTGGTTGCATAGATGGATAAATCGTCATTGACTACAAACATTATCTCACCTCAAATCTATATCTTACCCATTAGGGTTAATATCCGTATTGTCATGGTAAATTGCTTTGATTTCCTTGATCTCTTCCTCAAGATCTCTCAGCTTGTACATAGGTACGTTAGGGACAATGTAGCCCTGCAGTTCGCTCCAGATGATAATAGTACCCTCTGGCAGTTCTTCTTTCTGGACAGAGTGAAGGGTATTCTTGATATTACCCTGTGTCCATTCACGGTTGATCTCTGTGGTCAACACACAATTCTCTAAGGTCTGGTGGATCTCACCATTGTCAGTCTTTTCGTCAAACTTGGTATCTTTGGTAACAGTTCTACCGTAATACTGGCTCAAGCTAGGCTTGACAGTAAAAAGTTCATTGTTCATAGCTACCTCCCATTATAAAAAAAGGCGGGGGCATTACGCCCCCGCCTATAGCCGGAATTACTTCTTGGTCTTCATGACGTAGATTTCCTTGGGACGAACGATCTTCGCACCAAAGACGTACAGACCCTTGACAGCATCGGTAAATGCATCTTCGGGACGGTACTTCTCAATCTTGTCAATCTGCTCGGCAAAGGCAACGGCCTTGTCGGTACGCAGGATGTTGTAGTATGCAGTCTCAGAAGCAGGCAGGCAGTTCTCGATGCACACATAAGCGTTGTTGATACGACCCACAGCACCCTTCTTCAGAATCTCGGGGTTGTTGGTGGACAGTTCAGTCAGCTGCTGACGGTAGGTGGTGAATACCTTGGGAGCCAGCTCCAGGTAGAAGGTATCGGAAACCTTGCAGTCATTGCCGTACAGGGTAGCAAAGCCATCCTCAACACTTGCCATAGCGTTGGAGTTGGTCAGAGAAATCTCAGATGCAGATGCAGTGACCTCACCA